TTTTCCTGTAATGTATAAGGAACACCTTCAACATATAGATCCCAAGGCGTAGTTTGATATACACATAGGTCTATGCTATAAGTACATGGAGCAACATCTTTATGCTTTTCTAAGGAAGCCTCTCCGTAATACCAAGATCCAAAATTAAATGATGGAACTAGGTCTTTACTTTCAAAGAAATCCTGTGCTATTGGTGTTAACTTTTTATGCAATGAGTTTAATATCTCAGAGCCACCAAATTCATATCTGTTAAATTGATCAGAATGTCCTAATGTTGACTTGTCTAAGTCTTTTACATAGTCTTGTAATTGTTTAAAGTCTTCTATTGATAAGAAGTTCTTCATTATTATAGGATTCTTCATTTTGGTACTCTTTTCTGATGGTCAGGATACTGTGTCCCGTCAAAGTTTATGCCATTAAAATATCTACGACCAGACATGTGTGGTTTTTCCTTGTCTGTCGTGTCTCTTTCATTACCAAGATTTATTGATTCTTGCACTTCATTAACATGCAATTCTCTATCAAAAATATCTGTAACAAGTTTTGCATCAAAGTTATCCACAAAATGTCTTTGAATTGGAATAAAGGCTCCTAATGGATCACCCTTTTTAACTGTTATCTTTAAATTTGGAACGGTAACTTTAATGTTAAAAGTAAAGTCTCTCTTGATCTGATCAGTCTCAACAACACCAGTCATAGCAACACAGCCAGGTATAAACATATTTGGTGGCTGGATAGTCATAAGATTAATTCCTGGAGGAGTCTTTAATGCAAACATGTTTTGAACAGTAATAATTCCACTGCCAAATCCACCTTTAACTACTTGCTTGTTGTTGTTGTCTTCATTTAAGAATGTGATTTGTACATCTTGTTCTGCACCAGGCCAAGTTACTTCAAAATCTCTTAATGATTCAATTACAAATCCGTATTGATTTCCAATATTTAGTGGTAGACAATAATAAAAATGAGCATTAAACCAGTCCCTCTTTGGATTACCCTTAAGTGGCTTAATAACTTCTGTATAAAATCCATCAGAATCAACTGCATGAGGAACAACTAAAATTGTATCTTTAGGTACTTCATACCCTGCATCATTAATATATGGGCCAGTCATGACTTTTCCCTTTATCTTGTGTCCAAAATGAGGCAATTGTGTATCTCATGCTGTCTTGAATCTTTGTTACACCATGAAGATGTTCTGGGTCCCCTGGATGAATTGCTAAAGCACCAGCCTTTGGAACTACCTCAAAGTCAAAGTTTGGATAGTAAGTATGACCACCAGTATAATCATCATTTAAATAAACAATAGAGCCAAACGCTCTATGATCAAATCCAACAATATCAGTATTGCTCATATCGTCTGCATGAGGTGGTTGTTCCATGCCAGGAAACCATCTGATTATCTGAAGGGTATCAGAATAAACTTCTTCTATATTAAACAACTCTTTAATTCTTTGACCACAACGGATATTAGCATCTAACATAATTACTGCAGCATTTCTGTCATATTGACCAATGCTGTCATAGTTAATTACACGGCCATCCCAAAAATCAGAACCACCACTTGCCCATAAATCTGAAGCAATTGCAGCATCAATTAAGTATTTGCAGTCTTCTTTAGAAATAAAGTCTTGTACTATATTTGCTTTAAACATATTACCACTTCCCCAATGGACATTTTGCTTCTTCATATTTAGTCTTTGCTGTCATCCAGCATCCACATTTTTTGCATGTTGATGTTGCTTTTATAAGTTCTGGGCAAGAGTTGCATATTGACATTCTCTCTAATGCTAACTCTTCAGTAGCCTTTGTAGGATGCTTTAAAAGGTCTAATGGAGTAATACCGTTTTTTTCTTTATATCTTTGCCATGCTGTAGTCATTTCCCCGTACTTTCCCCTATTGCTTCTTAAATGAAGTATGCCCAAAAGCATACTCTGGATCGCTTGCAAGCATTGAACCAAGTTCTGGTGTAGTTGTGAGTTGCTCTAATTCATCACCTTGACGGTTAATAAATCTTACAATAGAGCACTCATCATTTACGCACTCAATAGTTTTTGCTTTCTGTAATAAATCAGTAAATGAATCATAGGTAAGAAGATGCTTGTAAGTCTCAATATCTCCTTGTTCATTTTTTATTATTACATAAACACCACGAATGCTGTATTGATCTCCAACATTAGTGCTTTCTATTAATGATGCCTTATCTTCGTCACTGAAGTATATATCGTTATCTGTTAACATAGTTCTCCTAGTATATCATTAAGCCAAGTTATTTTCATTATAAACATGGTCCGCATCCTGCTATTTGAGTTGTTCCAAAGTAACATAGACCAGTGCCTGCACCATCGCAAACATCGTTTGCTAACTGATATGCTGTGGCATAACTACTGCTTGCATAACTCTGGCATCCACCTACGCAACCACAACATGACCAGTAATAGGTTACCGTTGGAGGAGGTGGAGGTGTTGCGATAATAATAGGTGGAGGAGTCGCAATGATTATTGGTGGCGGAGGCGTAGCAATAATAATTGGAGGTGGAGGCGTCGCAATAATAATTGGTGGCGGAGGCGTCGCAATAATAATTGGTGGCGGAGGCGTCGCAATAATAATTGGAGGTGGTGGAGTTGCAATAATAATTGGTGGTGGTGGAGTTGCAATAATAATTGGTGGTGGAGGTGTCGCAATTATGATTGGTGGTGGTGGAGTTGCGATAATAATTGGAGGAGGAGGAGGTGGAGGTGTGACAGCACTAAGCACCACACCTATGCCACTTGGGTTACGAAATAATGGACTCACGATTCTCCTCTTTCTTATTAATTAAGCAAACTTGTTTTGTGATGCAAGAACAGTATATGTTGATGCTGCTGTCTTGATAATTGTATAAACATACACATCTACTGAGTTGATGTTTCCTGAAGCAGGTGCTGTTCCACCTAACCACTTGGGAGTTACTGCTACTCCATCAACTTGAAATCCTGCTACATTTGGTTTATATGCTGTGCCAGTATTTGTATTAAGATATACAACAGAGATTTGTTCTCCAACTGCCATGGTTGAGTTAAGAGTTGCTGCACCACTTCCACGAACATTTATTGTCCAGTCTGCTGTAGCAGCATTAGTATAATATTTAACAGATGCTGTTAAAGTATCAACATTGATAGTTCCTGATGATCCAGCAGCAACAATTTCAATTGTTTCCTTTGGTGATGTTAGCGTCCCATTAGTTGATAATGCAATTGTTGGAACAGGACCTGAAGCGTTGGTAATTGTAATACCAGTACCTGCTGTCAGACCAGTCACATCGCCAGTACCAAATGACTGCCAAGCAGCACCATCATAGTAAACTGTTGTATTTGTGTCAGCAAGGTAGGCAAACATGCCTTCTTGAACAACACCTACCGTTAGGGCAGCGTCTCTGGCAGCAGCACTTGCAAAGAACATGATTGATTGATTCTGCAGGTTGTATTGAACCTGTGCTGCAGTTAGGACCTGGCCTGTGGTAAACAGACTATATCCTGCGTTTGGACTACCTATTGGCATTCGTTTTCTCCTTTAGTATGATAGTGCGTTAGTATCTAGTATACCTTGATTTGTTGAATCAAGAATAAAAGCCTGGATAATTGGTTCTGCTGTCAACAGTTTTATTTTCCAAGAATCTGGTGTTATGTCATGTTGAACACCCTGAATAAATAATTCAGTCTCAACCACAGTTCCACCAGACATTGTTTTATTAATTCTTACAAGTTTGTAAATATCATTTGTAATCTTTGTAATTGCTTCTGGCTCTGTATCTTGTGCAGATAAAGTTAAATCCATAGAATCAATTCTTAAAGTAGCGTTTTTACGAGCAACCAATAGCATCTGAGCCTGATCTAGTGCCTCTGCATCTGTCTGAACAAGAATATCGCTTCTTAGACCTGATTTTCTAAAATAGGTTGCAATACTTGCTGCGTCTGTAACCTGCTGAGGGATTCCACCAAGTCTTGTGACTGTAACATCATTAAGAATTAATTGATCATCATAGGCAAAATCAAGATTTACATATCTGATTCCAAAGCCAGTATCACTATAAGTCTGAGCAAAACTATCTGCTAATTCAGAAACATCTGTACGATCAAGGAATCTGGTTTCGCCTACTGTGTTTACATAGAAAGCACCAAATTCAGATTGTTCAATGGTCTGAATGGCCTGAAGAACATTTCTGTTTCCTCCTGGATCTGCCTGCATTGTTGAATCACCAGGATCAATATTTCTTAAAGAAGTTGGAAAATCAGCAAAGTCAAGTAATGCATTTACTCTTGTACCAGACAATTGACCTGCTGTACACCCAGGAACAGGAGCATTACCAGTAGAAACATTGTTTAAAAGACGGAATCCATCAACACATTGTAATGTTACTGTAGAAGTTGTATCAACTCCTTGGTAGAAGTTGGTATCATAAGAAGTAATATATCCTGAGAATATATAGTATCTATATGTTGTTGCTCCTAATGTAGTATCTGCCCAAATACGAATTTTACGCAATGGTAGTAATTTTGTGCTATTTGTAACTGGATCCCAATACGGAGATGATGTGTTATCTGGGTTAAAGTCTGAATTAGGATCATTTAGCGTTACCGTCGCACTTCCAACCTCAAAGTTAGAAAGGATACGGTTACGACCTCTACGAGTAGAGACTCTTATAACTTGATCTGTAATATCAGAAATATCTTGTGCTGAGTCTGCAAGAATATTAGTATCAAGAATTCCATAGGTTGGATCACTTAATAAAAATGGATATCCAAAAGATGCTCCGTTTGAGAAATCAATTGCTACGCCTACTGTTGTTGCCATTATATCGTCGCCAATGTTAGGGTCTGACCATTAGTTTGGCCACGCAATAGTCCTTGTCTGACGGTGCTTATTAAATCTTGCTCAGATGTTACAGTACCGTTAACTGTTAAATTAATAGTAG